GACAATGTCAGCATCAAACTGACCCGTGAGAATGTGCACTTCACGAAGTCTGGCAGCTACACCTATGACATCGAGCTTCCTCTTGGCTGTGCTGAGAACAGGGCCATCTTAGGCAACATCAACCGCAAAGACGTTGCCACTCACTACCGTGAGTTCCGCGCGATCCTACGAGTTGACAACCAGGTGCTGCTTAATGGCAAAGCCATCCTCCATCAGGTTACTGACACAGCCGCCAAGGTGCAGCTGATGGGAGGCAATGCCGAGATGAACTTCTACACCAAAGGCAGTGAACTCTACGTTGACGAGCTAGACCTTGGTGACTGGTTCAGCATTATGAACTACAGGCCTGAAGGTGAGCACCACAAAGGCAACGCCTTCCTGTTATTTGACCAAGAGCACAATGCTATCTATACCGATGATGCCGATCCTAATACAGCTTGGTCGGCATTTTACAAAAGATGGTGGAGCAACTCTGAAGGAACGGACAGCAACAGGGCAACAGACAAAGGAGTCATGTTCCCTGTCATAAACGAGAGCGCGTCATATCGAGAGGGGACCACAAATGCCGAAGCCAACAACATGGAGGGAGGCGGCGTCATCGTCAACGGGTTTATCCTCAGGGCTGTTCCTGACAGTCAAACTGACTTGTACCTTCCCGGCTGCAGGTATTCATGGCCAACATCAGGCGGTGGCAATATACAATCACGAGTGCCTCAAATCGTTCCGTCATTTCAACCGATGCTGGTGATGATGATAGTGAGGGTTCTCAAAGCTTGCGGATACCCAATGGAAGATGACAGCGAAATTGCGTTGCTATCTAACAGCCTCTTTCGACACATTTTTATAGTTACGGCCAACAACCGCCTCGAGCTAAACAAAGCCCTACCACATTGGACGGTAAACGAGTTCATTTCGCAAGTTGAGATGTTATTGGGCATCGTCATCGAGATTGACGAGATGTCTAAAAAATCTCGTGTATCCTTTCGCAACGACTTCTGGCAAAACAACTCATCCAATACAGCCATTAAGGATGTTGTGGATGAGTATTCTGTAGAGATCGACAAAGAAGAAACCACGGACACATCCAATGGCAATATCGCATGGGATAGCGTTGAAGATGGCTTCACACATATCAGCGAAGACATCTTGGAGTCGGTAGAAATAGACACAACGAGGTTTGCTTCTATTGAAGCGATGCAGACAGCATTGGCTAATGGATTGATTACCCGTTCTGACAAGAGCAAAATCTTTCAAGCCCAGGGACACCAGTTCATCGTTGTCGGAGAGGCTGGATCTTACGAGTTCAAAGAAGTGAACCAGCTGAGGATGCTCAAAAGAAATGGAGACAAAAAGGACGCTGACATCACACTTAAAATTGTACCATGCCCGATAACAGAGTGGGAGGTGCCTTATGTGAGAACATCCAAAGTCTGGAATCCAGTCAAGAACATCTATGAATATGTTGACACAGTACAAGGTTCCAAAACGGTTGAAGTATTCACCAGACCGGACATTTCGCACATTGGCACGGATAATGTCAACACCGACGAAGAGATAGACATTGAAGCTCTTATCGAGGGTGAACAGGACACTCCAGAAGCAGAGGGCAAAGCAGACCTTATCTATATCGGTGTAATCCCATTGCATAGCACCTACACTTGGGATGGTATCAGATATCATTGGCCGCGTCCTGTGAGCTGGCACCAATGGCGCATCACTGCCAGCGGAATCGACCCGGGTTTCTCTATCAACCAAAGAGAATTCCTTGAGCTCAATCCAACGACATCACATCCAGAAGATAAATCATTATATTCCGAAGCGATGAGTGACATGGTGGCAATAGACACCACGGTCAAACACTGCATCAAGTTTGTCTGCAACAAAGTGATTCAGCCCTCAGGCACATTCATCATACACGGGCAGCGGTTTGCGTGTGAGAAATTGGAATACAACATCACAAGCAAAGGTGTGTCGCCTATTGTAACCGGATATTTTTATCGGCTGTCATAGACCACCCTTAAATCGCTTGGTCTCCTCATGCACCGGGGCGTCACGCCCCTGCAGATATTTATTTGTTGTGGCCACGTCACTGTGACGGGCCTGATCTCTGGCGATTACAATGCCTTCGGCGTTTGCCAGGTCCCTCAGCCCACTATCCTTGAGGCTGTAGAACTGGTAGCAGTCATCCCAGCCAAGTCCCTTTCTAACCAATATATTCCAGCGACGACGGAACATTTCGCCGTCGCTTCTTTTCTCGGCCGGGTGAGACACTCTGGGACCAAAAAGGTAGAACTCGCTCGGGTATTGGAACACACCAAGGTCAATCATCATCTCGATGATCCTGGTGTTCAATCCGACCTTGCCGTCATGCTTATTCTTGGCGTGGTCGGCGCTGATGAAGACGCTCTGTTCCTTGACGCTGATGTCACCAACCTTGACATGGCTGAGCTCTGTTGGGCGTATGAAGGTGTAGTACTCCATCATGCAAGCGAGGTAAAACCATGGGTCTTGTGGCTTGATGCGCTGTTCCAGCTGGCGAAGCATGGCAGCTGTCAATGGCTGCCGCTTCTTGCCGGATTCGGCAAGCTCTTTAATCTTGGTGACAGGATTTGCAGAGATGTACTGCTTCTCTATGAAGAACTCCGCCAATGACAGACACCATTGACGGTAATTGTTACGAGTCCTTGCTGACGTTTCTCGATCGAGATACACATAGTCCAGGAAGTCGCTGACGAAAGCAGTGTCATATTGATAGACATAGCGGATGGGCAACAACCGGCTGGCGTTATACTCCAGTAGGATGTGCAACCTAGATTCATAAGACTTGCGTGTGTGATATGCCGGCAACCGCTCAACGTGAGCCAAATATCTTTTAACGGCTTCATCAAATAAAATGTAGGCGCGACTCGTGTCCGAGTTCACCCAGGGTGACCATCCCGACCGAAGCAGTCTGGTCAATGATTCAATGAGTTCAGCAGCCCGTCGGCGACGTTCAGTCACCTTTCCGGCATTGTCAACGTGGTATTTTTTGCGACGCATTGACCCGTCGGCTGGGTCATAAGCGTAGAAGTCTACATACCACTTTGCACCGGTGTGAAGTTTGGGTGGGGTGTACTTCAGCACCTCACCAAGAGAGTTTAACTTTTTTGTTCTGGGACACATTTTTTTTTACATTCTTGGCGAACCAGGAATGCAAAAGGTTCTAGAAATATCGTCTCTATTTCGTCTATGGTTTTTCTTAAGAAATGTGGTAACACGTTATTTCGCAACGTGTTACCACACCATAAGCGGAGAGGACAAGAATATATTGCAGGTTGTCCAACAATATATTGTTGTTGATTTTGAACCGGTTGCAGCCCTGGAAAAACACATTATCGTCTATAACGCGTCTATGGCTTTTGCTCGCTTAGACGCTGCCGATACATCTCCAGCATCTCCTCGAGAAGCTGGATTCTTTTGTCTTTTTCCGCAATGATCTGCTGCTGATCATGCAGCTTGCCCTTGAGCGTTCCAATGGTGATGTTGGCCACATGGTTACCATTGCCGACAACATTGTATCCACTGTGGTTGTGCTCACGCAGGAACAAGGCGTCAATCGGTACTTCAAGGAAGTCTGCTATAATCTCCAACCTCCTTGCGGTCGGATTAGCATCCTTGACCAACTGGCTGATTGAGCCGTTAGAATTGACTTCCAAAGCCGCTAATAAATCTTTGGCTTTCTTTCCTTGCTGTTTCAGCAAGTCTCTGATTATCTCTCCATTATACATAATTAAAGAAATATTTTAATAAAGTTTAACACACAAAACCAAATAAATATTTTTGGATACCAAATATATATCTTACTTTTGCATTCCAAATTTAATAATAAATTTTAGAATGACCAAATATTTATTTTATATTTTTTATGCTGAAGAAATTTTATGACACTCTGGACGACGACAACAAGAAACTTTTCGTCAAGCGCGTGACGGCCACTACCGGCTGGGCACTTGCCACATTCTATTACAAATTACGAAATGACAACCTCTCGCTGCTCGAGCAGGCGGCGATCAACAAAATTATTGAATCATGGGATACAACGGAAAACGAATAGCAGATTGGGAGCGTGCCATTGAGCATCGCTCTGACATCGAGTTTGAACAGATGAACCTCAAAAACGGGAAGGTTCAATCGGTCATCGGCACGATACAACAGCCGTGCAAGCGCAAGTATAAAGGCCAAACGCATTTTCGCACCAGGCGCGTGCGCTGGAATAGCTTCGGTGAATGCCTGTGCATCTATCCCAATTCTACAGAAAAGTTCGAGGGCTATAACATCTTCAACTGATTATGTTTAACGAGAGAGACATTGAATCTGTCCTGAACAGGGCAGACATCACGGATGTCGTCCAACGGCGCATCGGCCAACTCTCCCATGGGAAGGCATGCTGCCCATTCCATAAGGAGAAGACGCCGTCCTTCCATGTCAACGCCAGGACACAGTCATGGCACTGCTTTGGGGGGTGTCCCCAGGGGGACAACGGGGGTGACGCCATTTCATTCGTGATGAAGTATGACCACCTTTCATTCCCTGAAGCGGTGAAGACGCTGGCCAAAGAGTATGGTGTGCGCATCGAGGAGCACAACGAGCCAAGGACTGCCGAAGAGATTGCTCAGGACAAGAAGCGTGAGGCTATGCGGATGCTCAATGAATGGGCTTGCCAGTTCTATGTTGAAGCCATCCATGCAGACAATGACAAAGCCAAATTCGCCTACAAGTATGCTACTGACAGCCGTGGATGGGGCATCACCTATGTAGAGGAGAACCGCATCGGTTTCGCTGATGCTGCCAATGATTCCCTATATCAGGCAGCACGCACTGCAGGGCACTCCATCGAACTGATGATCGAGATGGGCCTGCTCAACAAGAATGACCGGGGAGAAATCTACGACTTCTACCGCAACCGCCTGATGATTCCCATCAAGGACAGGTTCCGTCATGTAATCGGTTTCACCGCTCGCGATCTTACCGGCACGAGCAAGGCCAAGTACATGAACAGCAAGGACAGCGACCTTTACCACAAGAAGGGCACCATCTTCGGCATCGATAATGCTATCTCGCAAGCCAGGAAAGAGGACATCTTCTACCTCGTGGAAGGCGCGCCGGATGCTATCAAGTTACAGGCTATCGGCATCACTAACACAGTGGCTCCCCTGGGCGGCGCATGGCAGGCTGAGCAGTTCGCCCTACTCAAGCCTCATGCTCATCGTGTGTGCTTCATTCCGGATGCTGATCCAGCTAAGCCAGGTGAGAAGATGGGTGCAGGGAAGAAGTTCGTCTGCACCAATGGCCTGACGGCCCTCAAGGCTGGGCTTGGCGTCATCGTCAAGGAGATTCCTCTGACTGAGGACGGCGAGAAACAAGACCCGGACAGTTTCATCAACAGCCCTGCAGCCCTCGAGGCGATAGAGTCCCAGGACTTCATCGTGTGGTATGGCGCGATGAAGTTTCAAGGTGCCGAGACTGCTGAAGTCAAGAGCGAGGTAGTCAACGAGCTCGTGCAGATTGTGGCCTACATCCATGATGATGTCAAGGAGCAGATGCTGCTCAAGCAGCTGCAGAAGTTCTACCCTGACAAGGCGATGTGGAAGTCGGCACTCTCCAAGGCGCGTAAAGCCGACAAGGAGAAGAAGATATCATCCCGGCAAGGGCAGATGATCAACCGCGAGCTGCTTGACAAATATGGTTTCTACGCAGCAGATAACTGCTACTTCGCCATCGGCGATCGTGGCGAGCAGCAATGGTCAAACTTCACGCTGCTGCCCATGTACCACATCAAGGACAGCGTGCTGTCCAAGCGTCTCTACAAAATCAAGAACAACCGTGGTGCTGAAGACGTCATCGAGCTCAAGCAGGAAGACCTTTGTTCCCTGCAGAAGTTCAAAATGCGTATTGAGTCGCTGGGCAATTACATTTGGTTGGCCAAGGAAGAGCAGCTCACCAAGCTGAAGTTGTATCTGTATGAGCAGACCGAGACGGCTATAGAGATCACCCAGCTGGGGTGGCAGCAACAAGGCTTCTGGGCATTTGGTAACGGTGCACAGGCTGATGACCAATGGGTAGAGGCTGACGAATATGGTATCGTGCGACTTGGAGACAAAGGCAACTGGTATCTGCCTGGTTCGAGCAAGCTCTATAAGAATGACAAGCAGCTGTTCGCATTCGAGCGTCAGTTCGTCCACATGCCGCTTAGCGCGATCTCGCTGCATGATGTGTCGCAGAAGATTATCAATGTCTTTGGCGACAACGGCAAGGTGGGCATCTGCTTCTTGCTGGCCACTCTGTTTCGTGATATCATTTTTGGATACACGAATCATTTTCCCATCCTCAACCTGTTCGGCCCAGTGGGCACCGGCAAGAGTGGACTGGCTGAGGCCCTGATGTCATTCTTTATCGCTGACAACAAAGCGACCACATTGTCCAATACATCCGTGGCATCGCTGGGCATCATCGTGGCACAATGTTCCAACGCACTCGTGCATATCGATGAGTACAAGAACGACATTGAATATCAGAAGGTAGACTTCTTGAAGAATATCTGGGAGGGTCTTGGACGTTCACGCGCCAGCCGTGAATCTGACTACAAGAAGCGTGAACAGATGGCAATGGATAGCGGCATCATCCTCAGTGGCCAGGAGATGCCGACCGCAGACATCGCCCTCTTTACCCGAGTGCTGTTTCTCCACTTCAGCGTGTCGGCTTTCTCGCCTGAAGCAGCTGCAAGGTTTGAAGAGCTCAAGACGCTGCGCAAGATTGGTTTCACACACCTTACACTGCAGATCCTCAAGCATCGTGCCAAGGTGGAGGCTGAGTTCATCAGCAACTATAAGACCGCCAAGAGCGACATCATTGACAACCTGAGAGGGCTTGACGTGATTGACCGAATCAGGGATAACTGGGTGATTCCATTGGCCAT